CACCTGCTTTGCCTTCTGCACAGGCTCAAGGAATTACTTATTTTAAAAATAACTTATATGCTGTTGTTAATAATGTTTTGTATAAAATTGTACCCAGCACTGGCGTTAGCTCAGTTGTTGGCACGTTAACAGGAGACATTCTCCAAGTATATTTTGCACAAACATTAAATAGCAATTACTTATTTTTACATAACCAAACTAATGGTTATTTAGTAGATGGCACTACAGGTGCTTTTACTCAGATTAAGAATGACAACGTAGCTTCTGTTACTATTCTTACTGGTGGTCTTGGTTATACAAACCCTACAGTAACTTTTTCAGCTCCTTCAGGAGGCGGTACAACAGCTACAGGTACAGTAACTACTTCAGGAAGTTCTGTAACTGCTATTGCTGTAAACAACGCTGGCACAGGCTATACAAGCACTCCTACAGTAGTTATTGGTACTGTGTGGTCTACAGGTTTAACTGTAACTGCAGGACAGCAGGTTTATTATGGTAACAATTTGTATACCTATACAGTAGGCGGTACTACTGGCTCTACAGCACCTACATTTACTAGCGGTACAGCAACAGATGGAACAGCTACTATTGCTTTTTCAGGTTTAGTAGCTAAAGCTATTTGTACTATTTCTAACGGTGGTATCAATGCTGTAACCATGACTGCAATAGGTAGTGGCTATAATGCTGCTCCTATTATTAGCTTTTCAGGCGGTGGCGGTACAGGAGCTACTGCAGACGCTACATGGCAAGCTGGTGTTATTGAAAGTGTTACCATTACTAATGGTGGTTCAGGATATACATCCTCAGACAATATTGTAGTTACCTTTACTGATGTTACAGGCTCAGGAGCAACAGCTACTGCTTTATTAAATGCTTTTCCTACAGGTCCTTTTACGCCTGGGGTTGTTTTCTTAGATTCTTATATATTTATAAGTACAGTAGCAGGACGTATTTATAACTGTGACTTAGGTAATCCTAATAACTGGAATGCTTTAGCTTACATCAGCTCAGAGGCTGAACCAGACAATTCTACTGGTATCGTTAAACATTTAAACTATATTCTAGACTTTGGACAATGGTCCACAGAGTTCTTTTACGATGCTGCAGGTCCTTATCCAGCTTCTCCTTTAGCCTCTGCTCCAAGCTATCGTGTTGAAATTGGTTGTGCTAATGGTAACTCTATTGTTACCTTTGAACAAATAATTATCTTTATTGGTGTTTCTAAGACCACAGGTACAGGTATTTATGGTATTGATGGAACAGCCCCTTCTAAGATTTCTACTGTCTATATTGACCGTATTCTAGGTAATAGTAATCTTCAATATGTTACAGCTTATGCTTTTAGATTTAATGGTCATCCATTTTATGTCTTGACATTACATGACTTAAATGTTACAATAGTATACGATGTATCTGAAAAAATGTGGCATCAATGGACTATGTGGGCAGTAGGCAACGCAACTTCAGGAGTTCCTGGAATTTATGCCGAGCAGTATTTCCGTCCTAGTTACTATGCAGGTGACGAAGCAGGTTACTATGTATTAGATGACGATAACGGAACACTGTACACATTGTCTGATTTAGCATATACAGATGCAGGTGCTCCAATCTATTATCGAGCTGTAACAGACATTGTTGATAACGGAACTACTAAGCGTAAGTTTTATAACCGAGTTGAGATTGTTGGCGATAAAAACCCTGCTACGATGAATATTCGTTATAGCAACGATGACTATAAAACATGGTCTCCTTATCGTACTGTAAACCTTAATGCAGGTCGTCCTCAGATTTACCAGACAGGTGCAGCACGACGCAGAGCTTGGGAATTCTTATGTACAGATAATCAACCGTTAAGACTTGATGCTGCTGAGATTGATTTTGATATTGGAGAGCTGGAGAACGAAGGCGTACCGCCCACCCAATATAGAAAGTAACAAATGATTACATATCAAGCAGAGGCTTATTCAGATTGTATTAAAGACATGAAGAAGCATTATGAAGAACACTATAATGAGCTTTCTGTTACTAAATCATTTCCATTAGAAATGGACTATGATACATACTTTCTTTTAGAAAAAGCAGGTAAATTAAAAGTTGTAACATGTCGCAAAGATGAAATATTAATTGGTTACATCATTTTTATTATAAATGGACATCTTCATTATAAATCTTGCGTAACTGCTGTAGAAGATATTTATTACGTTGCTAAACAAGAACGTAAAGGTAGGGTTGGAATCAAACTGTTTCAATATGCGGAACAGTATTTAAAATCAATAGGTGTACAACGTATTATGTATAGTACAAAAGTACATTTAGATAATTCTAAGTTATTTGAATATTTAGGTTATACGTTTATTGAAAAACTGTATAACAAAATGATATAAGGACTAAATCATGGGTGCATCATTAGGAGTAGTAGCAAGCGTCGTAGGTATTGGAGCTGGCCTTAATAGTGTTTTTGGAGGTGGCGGAGGTGGTGGTGGGGGTGGCGGAGGCGGTACTAGCTCTGGTACTTATGACCCCTATGGTCAATACCGTGGACAAGCTGCGTCTCAATTAAATCAATTAATGAATAATCCTTCAATAGCTATGTCTCAGCCTGGTTATCAACAAACTTTACAACAAGGTATGAGAACTGCTCAACGTGGTGCTGCAGCTACTGGACAATTACAGTCTGGTGCTGAACAAATGGCATTACAAGATGTAGGTCAAAATACTTTTGCTTCTTACTACAACTCACAAATTGCTAATTTAATGCAATTATCAGGTGCTTCTCAGTCTCCTGCTGCTGCTGGCATGGCTCAGCAACAAGCTGCTTCTTTAGCTCAAGCTCGTCAATTTGCAGGTATCAATCAAATTACTTCTGGTTTAGGCGCTGCTGCTAATATATTTGGTGGTACTAGCAATCAATCATCAGCTCAAAATATAGCAGGATATGCTTCTTCAGGTGCTGGATATCAACAATCTTTTGGTCCTGATACACAATTTGGTAGTTACGATTCTGGCGCATATCAGGGTCCAGTTTAATTAAGGAATAATTATGGAAACAGCCGTACAAGCTTTTGGGTCTGGTTATGAAGCCATGCGAGGCGTTACTGAAGATATTGCTTCTAAAGACATTCTTAAGCAAGTTTATGAAGGTGTGTCTACTGACGCTGCTCAGACTCCTGCTGAACGTCAAGCTACTTATAGCAAAGCTGCCGTTTTAGCTGGTCAAAAAGGATTAAATTCTTTATCTTATTCTTTTCAAAAGCAAGCTGGTGAAGCTGCTAAATCCGCAGCAGATACACAACTTGCTGACATTAAATCACGTCTAGGTCGTTTAGACATGGCTTCTCAGTTAGCACAAGCTGCCCCTGATGAGCAAGGTTTAACAGAAGCTGTTGATGCTGCTGGTATTAGCACACAAGAAAAAATGTTATTTCAACGCATTATTAGAGACCCTAGCATTCCTTTTGAAAAGAAAAAAGAAGCTATTGTTAAAGCTGGGATGACTGCTAAAGAGAATGCCGATGCTCAATATAAAACTTTAGTTGGTGAAGCTCGTTTGTCTGAAGCTAAAACTAAAGAAGAAGATGTTCTTCGTAAAACCAAAAAAGATGCTAATGCACAGGCTAATAAGACTGGTCCTGCAGGTGACGAAAAAGCTTTAAGTAAAGAGATTGCCGACCTTGATAAGCGTGAAGCAAGCGACTTAACTAAGGTTGAAACTAATCCTTACGTTACTGACAAAGATAAAGCTAAGGCTGAAATTCGTAAAGAATACGAAAAGAAACGTCAAGCTGCTAAAGAGCGTCGTCAAAAAGGCGGTAAAGAACCTGCTAAGAAAGATACTTTCAAAGCTAAAGATGGTCAAACATATGAAAAGCCTGCTGGCTGGTCTGATGAAAAGTGGCAAGCATATAAGGATGCTAATAAATGAGTCCAGAAGAATGGGAAGCATCCCAGTCTAAAGGTTCTAAAGAAGCTGCGCCTATTGAGCCTAAAAAGGCTCTAAGTCCTGAAGAGTGGGAAGCTTCTCAAAAAGAATCTAAAGGCTTTTTCTCTGAGCTGAAAAAAGGCTTGGGAGAAATGTCCATTGAGGACTGGAAAAAGAAATCTATGATAGCCCCTATTGTAGAGTACACCGCAAGGTCTGCTCTAGGCGGTATCATGCCTGGTCTAGAACCAATCTCTGAAGCAGAACAAAAGCAAGTACGTCGCAGTGCTTCTGAAACCTTTAATGCAATGAAGGAAGGCGTAGCTAATCCTGTTGAGACTGGTAAAGCGATTGTTAACAAAGCTCGTGAGAATCCAGGAGCCTTTACTGCTGACTTGATTAAAGGTCTTGTCTATGACCCTGAGATGCTAGTCACAGGTGGTGTTGGACGTATTGCTAAGCTTACTGAAGAAGCTGGTACGGCTGCTAAGGTAGGACGTGCTACTGTCAATACAGCCAATACTGCAACTCAATTCGGTGTTCTTGCTGCTGGTGCTGAAGGTGCTAGAGCTAAGCTTGAAGGTCGTGATGTAGACCCTAAAGACTTAATGCAAGCTGCTTCTGAATCTGTCTATACTGCCGTAGCTTTTGAAGCCATGCACAATGTATTAGAGGGCACTGGTAAGGCGATGCGTGGTGAGCCTAGGGGTGAGGTTACTGTTGAAGCTGCGAAGCCTGTAGAGGCTGCTAAGCCTGTTGTAGAGCCTGTGGATAGAGTTTATCGTCCTGAAGACTTTAAAGAAGTTAAAGGTGCTCCTAAATTAGACACTATTACTGAGAATCTTCCTGAACAATCTAAAGCTGTTGTCGATAAGAGTCTTAACGAACAAGTTAAGATGGACAAAGTATCTGAAGACTATGCTGCTCAAGCTGAAGAGGCTGTGCGTCGGCGCATCAGCGACATCCAAGCACAAGAGCGTTTTATTCACAACGATACCACAAAGCTTGTTAAAGAAATACCAGACCCTGTAGCTAGGGAGCGTATTGCTGAAGCTATTGACCGTGGTGAGGTAGCTCGTCTTGATGCTAAGGAAAGAGCTGCTGCTGAGAACCTACAAACCAAGTTTAAAGAGATTGGCGAACGTGCTCAGAAGATGGGCATCATTAAAGAACTGCGTGATAACTATATCACCCATATCGTAGACTGGGAAAAGTCTGGAGTCAGTAATATTCAAGATGCTATTAGAGCTTTTGTTGAAACAGGCGGTGGTGGTCGTGAGTCGTTATCAGGTAAGTCTCGCTTTGGTAAAGAGCGTAAGTATGAGACCTTTGAGGACCTCAATGCTGCTCTACAAGACTCTGATTTAGTTCTCAAGACTAAAGATGCTGCTGAGATTTACCAGCAGTATGCTCGTTCAATGAACAGAGCGATTGAAAACAAAACCATGATTAACGAACTTAAAGGTTTGACCGATGTCGAAGGTTATCCTTTAATGCAACGCATTACTGAGAAGGAACCTATTCCACGTGGCTGGACTACAGTCAACGCTCCTCAGATGCAAGGCTACGCTGTTCATCCTGAGATTGCTCCTGCATTAAAGTTTGTGTTTGAGAACTCTGAACCAAGCAAAGTGATGAAAGGCTTAAATGCTATTAGTCAAATCACTAAGCGTCTACAAGTGATGGGTAGCTTGTTTCATGCTAAGTCTTTGCTAGAAGCTAACTTGTTTACTGGCTTTGCTAACTTTGCTAAAGAGATTGTTACTGGCTTTAAAGGCACTCGTGATGCTCTCAAGATGTTTAAAGATGGTGGCTTAGGAGACCAAGCAGACTTCTTAATCAAGAATGGTTTAAAGGTAGAGATGCCTGAAGACGTAAGCCGAGGAATCTTATCTGAGATTGGCAGAGGCGGTGATACGTTGATGGGCAAGTTTGGTCCTATTAAAGGTAAGACGTTAGAGAAGATTGGAGCAGGTACTGAGAAGTACACTCTAGGTCTTGCTGATAAAGTTACTTGGGACTTTATGCACACTGGTTTTAAATTGCAAACTGCAATGCGTGAACTAGAAAGAATGGAGCGTAACTATCCTGATGCTTCTCGTGCAGAACTTGCTAAAGAAGTTACTTCCTATGTTAATAATAGTTTCGGTGGTCTTAACTGGTTTGATGTAGCTCAACGTTCTAATACTAAGATTGGTAAAGAGCTTGCTATGTGGGCTTTTAACAACCAAAATCGCAGAGCATTACAATTATTATTATTTGCTCCTGACTGGACTGCATCAACCTTACGTGCTCTAACAACAGCATTTGGTAAAGGTACTGGCGTTAAAGGTTTGTTCAAGCCTCGTACAGAAGCTGACTTAGCTCGTATGTATCAGTTGCGAGCAGCCGTTGTTTATGGTACAATACTGAACGGTCTAAACAACATTACTGCAGGTCGTGACATTTGGGACAACAAAGACCCAACTCGCTTAGAGTTTAGAGATGGCACATCTATGCAGTTAGCTAAGCACTCTATGGAGCCTGTGCACTGGGTTAAAGACCCTGCTAAGACTCTCATGAACAAGCTTGGTTTCCTACCACAGATTACTGCTCCATTGTTGTTTGGTAAAGAATATCTACAACCAGGTGCTCCTGATTTAATTGACCAAAGCCTTACAGGTCGATTAGCTGCTGCTGGTAAAAAAGCATTACCTTTTCAAATACAGTCTATTGCTGGTGCTCCTGAAGGCGAGGGTGTTAAACGTGCTGTTGCTGGTACGTTAGGCTTCCCTGTTTATGGTGGTACACCTGCTCAGAAGGCTACGCAGAAGTTAGAGCGTAAGAAGGCTGAGATTGAAAGACGTAAGAAGTATATTCAAGAAGAAGCTGAAAGAGCTAGGAAAACTAAACCAGAATGAAAATACTAATCATTGACCAATCAGGCTGCGGTTGCGGTCTTTCTTTTGGACTTCGTAGCCAAGACTACGGACACGAAGTTCGCTTGTTTATTCGTCACAACAAAGACGGCTCTCGCTCTGAGGCTGGCGATGGTGGTTTGATTAAACGTGTAAGCAACTGGGAAGACCATATAAACTGGGCAGACCTTGTGTTTTGCACAGATAACTTATTCTACATCCATGCCCTAGAGCGTTATCGTGACAAAGGTTATCCTATCTTTGGACCATCTATTGATACTAATCGCTGGGAACAAGAGCGTGACCATGGCGAAAAGATTCTTAATTTAGCTGGTATCAAGACTATTCCTAGTCGTACTTTTGAAAACTATGATGAAGCTATTGCTTACGTCAAAGAGAACCCACGTCGCTTTGTGTCTAAGCCTATCGGTGATGGAGACAAGACTCTATCTTACGTATCAAAGTCTGCTGCGGATATGATTTACATGTTAAATCGTTGGAAGAAAAAGAAGTCTCACAAAGGTAAGTTCATTATTCAAGAGTTTCGTCCTGGCATTGAGTTCGGTGTTGGTGGTTGGTTTGGCAAGTGTGGTTTTTCTAAACACTTTTGTGAATCATGGGAACACAAGAAGCTGATGGACGGTGAGCTTGGTGTTACTACTGGTGAGCAAGGAACGATTGTTCGTTATACGCAAGACTCTAAACTGGCTGATGAGATGCTCAAGCCATTGACTGAGATGCTTCATGGTTTAGGCTACACTGGTTACATTGACGTGAACTGTATTATCGACAAGCAAGGCCAAGCATGGCCTTTAGAGTTCACAATGCGTCCAGGCTGGCCTCTTTTTAACATTCAGTTGTCTCTGCATAAAGGAGACCCTGCTCAATGGATGCTAGACCTTATCAACGGTGAAGATACTTTAAAGGTATCTAACAAGATTGCTGCTGGCGTTGTTATTACTATTCCTGATTATCCTTATAGTCATGTAACCAAAAAGGAAAACTCTGGTTATCCTATCTGGGGCTTAACTATGGATGATGCTGTTACTGACGTACACTTGTGTGAAGTACAGTGGGGCAAAGGTCCTGCAATGGTTGATGGTAAGCTTAAAGAGAATGAGCCTATGTTTGTTACTGCAGGAGATTATGTTTGCACAGTAGTAGGCTTAGGCGACACGATTGAAGATGCTCGTTGCAAAGTCTACGACACCATCAAGAAGAAGATTGAGATTCCTAACTCTATTGCTTATCGTACAGACATTGGTGAGAAAGTTCAGAAATGCTTAGACGAGCTTCAAGAGTGTGGCTACGCTACAGGATGTGAAGATGGCTGTTAATAATCTTCCTCCAATTCCGCAGGATAAGATTGAAGAGAACCCTCGTTGGAGAGAATGGTTTCGTAACTTAGGCACATACATCCAACAAGCACAAACTGGTAATACTGTGTGGTCTATTCTTCAAGGAGGTACTGGAGCTACTACTGCTACAGGTGCTAGACAGAATTTAGGTCTTGGCGATATGGCTACTCAGAACTCCTTTAACGTAAACATTACTGGTGGTACTATTACAGGTATTCCTAGTCTTGCTCAAAAACAGTCTGACTGGACACAAACCAATAGTGCTGCTGTAGATTACATTAAACACAAACCTACAGGCTACACAGGAACTATTACTACTGCTAAGTTAACTACGCTTGGCTCTAACGGTAGCATGACTTTTACTAATGGTATTTTAACTTCCCAGACTCCAGCAACATGAGAACTTCTGATAAAGGTATTGAACAAATTAAATCTTTTGAGGGCTTCCGAGCGATGCCTTATCAAGATATAGTAGGTAAATGGACTGTAGGTTATGGTCACTTAATGGTAGCTGGTGACGGCTGTGTTGTAGGCTCTCCTATTACTATGGGACAAGCTACAGAGCTTTTGCGTAAAGACCTACACACTGCTGAAGAAGCTGTTAATGCTTGCGGTGTAGAACTAGAGCAAAACGAGTTTGATGCTCTTGTATCCTTTGTGTACAACTTAGGAGTAGGTGCTTTCCAGCGTTCTACACTATTAAAGCTTATTAAGTCTGGCAATAAACTAGCTGCTTCAGGTGAGTTTCCTAAGTGGTCTATGGCAGGCGGTAAAGAAGTACCAGGTATTCTTAAACGCAGACATGCTGAACAAGATTGTTTTCTTCACTCAACTTATGTAGGATAAATTATGCCACTCAAAAAAGGCTCTTCTAAAAAAGTAGTATCTTCTAACATCCGCACTGAGATGTCACATGGCAAGCCTCAGAAACAGGCTATAGCGATTGCATTGTCAAAGGCTGGTAAATCTAAGGTTAAGGCCAAAGGCCGTATGTCTGATAAAAAAAAGAAAATGTAATGAAGCGTAGACTTGCTGGAATGTTTCGTTCAAGGACAATGTGGTTCTCAGGACTATTGTTTTTGCTCGGAGCTATTTCAGATAACTCTTCTTATATTCAAGATTTACTAGACCCTAAAGTCTATAGTATCTCTATGTTTGTGATTGGTATTGTCATAGCTTATCTTAGAGCTACGACGACTAAACCACTGGATGATAAATAATGTTTCCACTATCGGTATTTACTTATGTCAAGATGGGATTATGTGTTGCTTTATTGGCTGGTGCTTGGTATCTTGGCTACAGCTTTGAGCATAAACGATTCGTTAACTTTCAGAATGTGGTTAGAGAACAAGCGTTACAACAAGAAGCGAAAGTCCAATCAATCACGAAACAACAAGAATTAGTTACAAAAGGAATTCAAGATGAATATGATGCGAAGCTTAGTGCTATTAGGAATTATTATAAGTCTACAAGCGTGTGGAACAACCCCAGTAGCAGTAAAGTGTCAGGACTTTCCACAGCCCCCAGCGTCACTGATGTTATCTCCTCCTACAATGTTCTTGCTGGACAATGTGCAGAGACAACAGCCCAAGTA